CATTGGTAACAATACCATGATTCCATATGACATCGCCCTTGTAAGGCAACCACAATCCCACAAGCGATGCTATGTCCATACCTGAATAGCAGTTGAATCCAACGCTACCGCGACCTAGCTTTCTTGCGATCATGTCTGTGATCACAGTCTTACCAAGACCTGTGCCACCGATACACATCACAGGTGTCCTGTTGTTGATGAACACCTCAAGTTCGTCAGCGACCTGTTCGCCATACTTACTTGGAAAGAACCACGATGGTGCGTCTTTCCACTTGCTCGACCTACTAGGCTTTTGAGCCTTAGGCTTAGGTGTTTTAGTTGCAACAGGAGTCTTATCCTGTTGTTTAAGTTGTTTTATCAACTTATCTATTTCTGATTCATTAATTGGCATTTTTTCCCTCACTTTCGCCATCGATAGAATCGATTAGTTTACGTGCGACATCTTTCGCACTTGCTTGTTTGTTTGGATCTATGATCCCCTCGTTGAAGATGTGAGCAATAATTGCTCCCTTAGTCATAAGTATGTCTTGCAACTTAGCAAAGTTATCTTTGCTTAGTCGTTTTCTATCGATCATGCTTATGAGATCGTCTAGCATGTCTACACAAACTCTTAAAGAGTTTTCGTATAGCTTAACTTTCTTATCTTGGAATCTTATCAATTCCATTGAGTCAGGATCGCTTGTAACACCTATGTCCCGAACATCCCCACCTGTCTCTCGTGCGATAGCCTTGATAAGATGTTTCTTACCAACTGAGTTCGACCAAGCTGATAAGGTTCTACCTATCGCATCTGAGATCTCGTCTGATTTCTCTGCCCTGTGATCATAATCACAGAGATCACACACTTGAATTTTCCAAGTCATACCACCCTCGTTCTCTTTGAGAACAAGTCTAGTCTCCAACTTGCATGGACAACTTGTTGTCATTTCCCATAGCACAACTGCGTTGTCAACATCTGTAAGATGTGAAAATGCTTTGTGCATGTTATCCATAAGCGTTTGAGTCATCTGACCCTCTCGCTGATGTGCGTCTAATAGACTCTGTACTATATCGTTAGATATAGTAATTTTATTTACTTTCATGTCTGCCATGTCGTGTCCTCTCTCTCGCTCAAGCTATGCTACTGCATGCTCTTTAGCGTCTGAACTTGTTTTACTTTCATCATCATCATCTGATGATAATTCCTCTAACACCTCGCCCAACACATTCTTTACACGCTCCTCAGCGTTTGAGTCTGTGCTTAGTTTTTCGATTACTTTGTCAGCAATCTTCTCAAGTTGCGAACCATCTTTATGGTCTTTGACCATTTGGTGCAACTCTTTACCACTCTTGCCTGATACATCTACGCCAAGCAATTGTGCATACAAATGTCGTCTTTCAGATTTAGAAATCGCCATTGTAACTCCTTTGACTTGTTTGTGATTGCCAAGTCGACAACCACATAATTATTATATAACCATCTGCAACAGGATGTCAAATCCAACTCCCTATGTCCACACATATGGCATGTCAGTAGGTACATTCCATCCGAACTGACCATAGTGTTCCTCGTCCTTGCGTAATAGGTTACTCTTGTGCGAGTCATGAAATTTTTTGTTACCAAATAAATTTGGTAGCGTAATTCCATTTCCAATCGGTAAATACTCCATAGTATTTTCATAACCTCTTGCCATCCACTCTAGTATGCACAGGTTGGTGTACAACGCTAGAGCGTCAACATGGTCTCTCCAAATGTTCACAACAGGATGATTGACGAAACCTTTGTAAGGTTTACCTTTCTTGGTCAACGCACCTGTGATTATGTTATACACTTGCAGAGCCTCAACTCGTTGTTTGCCAAGTCGCTTGGTATCTAAGCACGCAACCGACTCGCTCATATTTTCATATGGTAAAAATGTTTGCATTGTTCACACTCCTGTGAGTAATCGTTTTGGTAATAAGTCGCTAATTTCTACGAAATTTGCATCGCTGATCCATCCGTAATAATTAGCAGTTGCCCGATCATATCTAATCTCAAACAACTCTCCATTAATCTTTAGATTAAAAGCTTTCTTAGATCGCATGAGCGATCGGATGTCATCCCAATCGCTCTCGTCTATTGTGATTTCAAAGACTCTCATAGCACTACTCCGATAATTCTTGTTGTTTTTCATCTACAAATCTTTGTAGTTCCTCTGTGGTGTAGCTTTCAAGACCCTTGATCCCATGTCTGTACAGATACAGGAGTTCGTTTATGTAAGTCTGAGACGACTCAGCATCTTCCCATTCTTGTTCGTACAAGTCTAAAAGCAACTTTGTTAGTTTTTCTCTATCGCTCATGCTAACGCTCCCATCCTAGCAACTAGGACTATGTCCTCGTTACATTTGTCGCAACATCTTCCATGCTCCTTAACAGGAGATGGATTATTGCCCATTCCACAGACATATGGTCTGCCGTCTCTCGCTCGTCTGATTGCCCATGTGAGTTCGTTACAGAACACACATCTGATGTCAAATCTAGTCATTGTATCCTCGCTTTCCAAAATACATACCACTCCTTTCGTAATCCCAAACGTAATCTCTGATTAAATCCCAATTTACTCCGATTGTTGCGTCATGATCATCCTTGAGCGAACACAATATTTCCCGTTTATCGTCTTTAGTAAGACGATCGAAATTCATGTCAGGATTATTATCGTGTAACTGCGACACCACCATTTCCACATCTTCCATGCTCCACACGATCGACACAACATTTTCATTTTCTATCTCTGAACTCACTTGCACAGAGTCTAAACAACTCCTTTGGAGTTGGTCATAAACCCATTGTCGTGCGTCAGTCTCGTCCATGTCTGAGACAGTTACGTATGCTGACACACTAAAAGTGTGTACTTCCATTTGTTCGCTCATGATTGCTCCTTTGCAAAATGTTTATCATTTTTCTCTCGCACATGACTGAGCATGTCCTCGTATGGATATACAGATTGCTCTGTAAATCCGACAGGCAGTCCCTTGCGACCAACTATGTTGAATTCATTGTCTAGCACATAAGTGCCATTGTCCTCATCGCCTAAGTACGAACCTTTAGGAGCAACTCCTAAACTAAGCGTACCGCCGAGAGTATTGCCAATAATTTGGCAAAGTCTTGCGACTCCATAGTCGCCTGAGCGAATACCTTGCTCACGTGCGTAAGCTACCATTGGCTCAACGCTATCTCTACCACCATTCCAATGGAGATAAATCTCCAATGGATCGTTTTCAATTTGAATGACTGCTCTGTTACCCATCTGTGTCCTCCTGATCGGACAAGTGATCGTACCTGTCCATGTGATCGTCCGAGATTGTGTCTCGGTCTAGTTGTTTTAACTCCTCTGGAGTTAGTTCTTCATCTTCCCACACACCCTTGACTGCTCCCTCATGAGCGTCAATTAGTTCTGCGATCTCAATCGCTGATGGATAAATATCCATGATTACCTCTTTCTCGCTAGTGCAATCGCATGCACTTATCGAAACTTGTTTGTTTTGGTGTCAAGCTGAAACTCGACAATAACAGACTATAACACCCTATACATATAGTCAAATTTAACATTTGACGATATGTAGTTTTTAATTGTCATAACGCTGATTACGTAGTAACTCGTTATTTTGCTCAGTTACCCTTGCAAGCTCACGCACACACTCAGTCAGGCTCACGATCGCTTGTGCGATCTCACCCACACCCTCGCCTGAGAGGATGTTTACATCAAGGTTGCCCTCGACCAATCTTTTAGATTGTTCCTCTCGCTTACGTCTATGCTCTTGTGCGAGTCTGATCTTGTCTCTTTGTTCTTTAGTTAAATTCATTTAACTATCTCCTTTGAGTAGTTCCTCTCCCTTTGGGAGTTGATCCTCGCCCTTGACCCATACATGAGAAGGCTTTATAGCCTTATCCTCTGCTTTGAATTGGGATGACCATCCCAACCTCTTGATTTCCATCTCGGATGTGTAGCGATCGATAGCCTCTTTAGAGGCTCTAGCCTCTGCCTCAGATTTCTCTGAGGCTTGAGCTTTGATGATCTCTCGTGCTAGTCTCTTGTAGTCAATTCCATCTTTGATGGGTGGCTTTACAGTTACAACCTTGCCGTTCTTTTTACTACTCTTGGAAGCCTTTGGCTTTTTGGTAGTAGTAGTAGAAGTCTCTGACTTCTTAGCATATCTAATCTTCGATTTAGCAGTTCTACCTGTAATCAGGTCTCTGAAAGAGCCATCTGGAACAGGGTAGCCTGCGACTTTTTCAAAGTCTACACGAGCGACTTTGGCTTTCTTAGTCTTTCCGTTAAGGAAAGCTAAAGCGACTTTCCAAGTCCACTCCTTGAAGTCCTTAGGGACTTTGTGTCCGTTATGCTTGGCTACTGCGTAGCTTACTTGTCGATTGTTGAGTCTAGTTCTTACAACTTTAGTTGTAGTCATGGAATTTCTCCTTTGGTGCTTTAGCACCGACTTGTTTGCACCGATCCGATTGACCGATAATCAAACCCTATAACAGGGTATAACATATGTCAATACCTTTAGGTATTTACATTATGTTAAAAATTACTACAAAGATATGTATAAACATATCGTAGTAAAGAGAACGCAACTTATTGCACTATGGTCAGTTGCCTTTAGGCAGTTTGGTATAGTAGAATTTTGGTATGGGAAATAAAACACGACTTACCAAAGATCTTGGTAAGAAAATATGTCAGCTTGTCGCACAGGGGAACTATCCTAGTTCTGCGTGTGAACAAGTGGGAGTTCCTCATTCGACATTTTTTGGATGGCTCAAGCGTGGGGAGAGTACACAGGAAGAGCCGTATCACTCTTTCGCAGGAGCGTTAAGGATGGCAGAGAGTATCTCTGAGAGTAATGCTATTTCCGACATTGTCGACAGTTCCGATTGGCGCGCACGTGCGTGGTTCTTGGAGCGGAGATACCCTGATCGATGGGGTCAGAAAAACAATAACGAGAGTAGCGAAGCTATTGGACTTATTGAAATGCTGAGACACCGACTTGCCTCGAGCAAGCGCGAAGAACTGCGTGAGTCGGACGAGCAAATCAAATCAAATCTGGTCATTGAGAGCGTAGAGCAGAATGACGCTGAGTCAGACGTACAACCACATAGCGGTGATGGTGGGGGTATGCCTTAGCAGGATACGTAGGTAGTAGGGAATAGGGATGGTTCTAAATTTATTTTTTGCCTTAACTACCTCCCCTAGATATTTTTTAAAACGTAGTTTTGCGTATTGACACAAGTAATCTATATGATTACAATTTCTTTTGGGGGAAGAGAGAGATAGTGTCGAAAGAGAGAGAAACCCCCTTTTCTTTATACCAAATGCAAGATATTGCGTTACCCCTATTTTTTATGTTATCTTATTCTCTATGCCAATGTATGATTACATATGTAATAACGAAGAGTGTGAGACAGACACTTTCGAGGTACTAACTGATTACGAAGAGAAACCAGAGACTTGCCCTAAGTGTAAACATAAGAGCAAGGACAGGAAGTCTTTTTATCAATACTCATTTTATTTTAACTAATGCTTGTAGAAGATAGAGATATGTTGCTTGATCAGTTAGGCTTTGCCTTGACTGAAGAGCAAGTAAAGATACTTAACCACCCAGCACGTATTAAGTTAGTAGCAGGTGGTGAACGTGCAGGTAAATCATTTATGGGTGCCGTACACATTCTATCTAAGTTTGACGAAGTATCCGACAATGGAATCATATGGTTAGTAGCCAGAGACTACGAAAGATGCCGAGCTGAATTTGAATACTTACTAGACATGCTTGGCAGACTAGGTTTATTAAAAAGTGCGTCTAAGCGTATAGACCCAGGCGAAATACAATGCGTCAACGGCATACGTATAAAGACTAAGTCAGCACAAGACTATAGGTCTTTAGCGATGGAAGCACCAGATGGTATTGTTGCATGCGAAGCATCACAGATAGACTTTGAGTCTTTTCTAAGACTGCGTGGTCGTATTGCAGAAAAGAGAGGGTGGTTATTTTTAGAAGGCACGTTTGAGGCTAGCCTTGGTTGGTACCCTTCGCGGTTTGAAGCATGGCAAATGCACCCTAACCCTGATGATGCAATAAGTTTTAGTTTGCCATCATGGTCTAACTCTGTAGTTTACCCTGGCGGTAGGAACGATCCAGAAATACTAAGTCTTGAAAGACTGCACAGCGACACATGGTTTATGGAGCGACTTGCTGGTAAGCCATCACCCCCTAAAGGATTAGTACACCCATTGTTTGATGTTGCGTTGCATGTAACAGAAGATGCGCAATATGTTGCAGGACAGCCAGTATACTTATGGGTAGATCCTGGTTACTCAAGTATTACACAAAGTGCTTACGCTGTTGAGGTTGTACAAAAAATTGATGACCAAGTGCGCATTATTGATGAAATATACGAAAGAGAAAAAACAACAGAAGATATCATAGAGATTGCACAAAATCGAGAATGGTGGCAAGATGTAGATTCAGGGGTAATTGATATTGCGGCACATGCGCAATCTGAAAGACGACCTGTAGATGTCTGGTGGCACAAGGCTAACGTCTCTATGATTAGTGAGAAAGTTGGAGTGATGGACGGGATAGAAAGGTTCAATACTTTTTTGAAACCACATCCTGTGTCCAGCAAACCCAACATGATCTTTAACCCGCAATGCCGTGGCATTATTTCTGAACTAGGTGGTTGTCAAAATCCCTTTGATGGTCAAGTTCATGTATACTCATGGAGAACAGACCGAAACGGAAATGTAGTTGGTAGAGAGCCAAGAGATGCTTTCAACCATGGTGCTAAGGCAATTGTTTATGGTCTTGTAATTAATTTTGGTTACGCAAGATTAGCTCAAGAAAAAACTAAAATTACTGTAAAGAGATGGTAAATGGCACAGATAGATAATTTATTAGACAAAATAAAAAGAAGATATGAAGCCGAAGGTTTCAAGCAAGTAAGACGAAGAATGGAAGATGACTATTCATTGTATCGTATGAACCCATACGATGCTGGTGAGGGTTTTCAATCATACACATCAAACACACCAAAAGTTTTAGCAGATAAAATTATGGCGTATCTTACAACATCATCAATGATTGTTAGGGTGCCTAATGAAGGTAAAGATGAACAGGCTAGAATTATTGGAGCCAACAAAGAGAAGTGGGTAATTGGTGCATTAAACTTAGCAGATGAAAGATTGTTAAGAATGGGTCAACCAAATGCAAGAGAACAATTATCTTTTCACATTACACTTCGAGGTCATTTTGCTGGCAGGTCTGTATTAAATACAAGACCTGATGGTAGTGCATACGTAGATATAACTGCATGGGATCCTTTGCATGTTGTTTATGAAATGGATGACGAAGGCATAAGTTACATTGCACATAGAAAAAAAAGAACTAAAGAATCAATAAAAGCTATATATAATATGGATGTCTCTGCACCTGAACAAGAAGCCGAGGAACAAGGAATTGATGTTTGGGATTATTACGACAGAGAAATAAATTGCATAATCATAGACGCAGGTGGACCAAAGTTCGCCAAGAAACCAACGCCACACGGAGTAATGATACAAGGGATGCCCTGCGCTCCCTGCTTTGTTGGTGTTGTGGGTCCGCAACCATACGTACAAGGAGATTTATCTAGTGAGTATACATCTCGTGAGTACGGAGAAAGTGTGTTCGCGGCTAATCGGCAACTGTTCCATGATTACAATTTTGCTATGAGTTCTATGAAAACTTTAATCTCTCGTTCTACGAGACATCCGTATGTTGTTACAAGTCCTGATGGATCAGCAACATTAGAAACAGATCCATGGCGTGATGGTACAGAGGTAGATTTGCCAGCAAACACATCGATTGATTTGTTGCCAGAAATAACTATGCCTGCAAACACAGGAGATTATTTAGGCATGATTTCAGCAGAACTGCAAAGAGGTGGTTTACCAAATGTTGCGTATGGTGAATTACAATTTCAATTATCTGGTTACGCGGCAAACCTACTTAGGTCTGGGTCAGAGCATCAAGTACAACCAAGAGTTTATGCTTTACAAAGTGCTTACCAACAAATATCTGAATTACTTTTAGCGCAATATGCAACTGGTAATTTTGGAACAATGGAGATGAGAGGTAAGTACAATGAACTGAAAAAATGGTTTATGGGTCCTATATCTCCAGAAGATATTGCAGAAGGTGGACCAATCGAAATTGCAATTAAACCACAGATGCCACAAGATGATCCGCAAAAAGTAACAATGGCGCAAATGATGAGAGAAGGACCTAATCCGCTTGCACCTGACGTATGGATATGGGATAACATATTAGACGTACAGGATGTAGAAGATTTTAAAAAAGAAATAAATGCACAACAGGGAGAGACATTAGATCCAAAAGCAGTTATGATAAATGTTGTGCAAGCATTGATGGCTAAAGGTCAACAACAAGAAGCTATGGTATATTTAGACATGCTTAGAAAAGCAATGAAAAAAGAACAGCAGGATGAAACAGCAATGGATGTACAATTCCAAGCTATGATGCAACAGTTTGGCATGACTGGTCAAGGACCTGACATGGCAGGGCAACCTGCACCACCACCTGCACAACCTGCACAACAAGCTATGCCACCAGCAGGACCACCAGGTGTTAATGGTGCTGTATTGTCTAGTGAAGCTCAAGGCTTTCCGCCTGCACCACCAACAGAAGCACCAACGCAAGATGTTGCGCCTGGTACACCTAGACCTGGTGCAAGAACTGCACCTGAAGGAGAAGGCATATAATGCAGTATATTATCTTAATAAGAAGAGCAGATGGTAGTGAATACCCTACAACTGTAGAGGCAGACACTTTAGCAGAAGCTAGAAGAATAGCACAAAATGTAACTGAGAGTGGAGAGACTGTAGAAAATGTTACAGAAAATAAAAATGATGTTGGTACAGGTCAAGGTGCTTTAACAACACAAGGGATGATGGAGCAGTTAGAAGATGGTCCAACTACTCTTGATCAAATGTATAGAGAATTTGAAAGACAAAGAGCGCAACCTCAATCAGGTATTAATCAGGAATTTGGCGCTGTTGGTACGGGAGAAAATATCCCATCTCCAATTAGAACAACTGGATTAGAAGCTACAGGTGCTGGTTTTCAAGAAGGTGCGCAAGTTGGAATGCAGTCTGTGCCAAATCAAACAGTAGATGTTGGTGATCAAACTGGTGATATATCGTTGGCACGAAGAATAACTACGACTTTTCGACCAATAGAAGAAGAATTTATTGATCCAACTGAAATACCAGATGTAAAAGCATATCAAAATTTTAGTAGTTATATAGATAATTTTTTGTCAGACAACGCAAGACTCTCAGGTTATGCGTTAGGTTTAGATAGACAAGCACCAAATCAAGGTTTAGCGCAAAGCGTTATATATGGTAGTGGACCAATAGGTAGTTATTTTCAAGAGTTGTTTCCAGAAGTGCAAGCTACATATATGGCAGAAGATGTAGCAAAAAATATGAATTTAGCAGAAGGAGGTAAACCAGTTACAGGTAAAACATTTGATCAATTTACAACAGAAATGTTAAGTGGCGGTGAAGAAAATAGTTTGTTTGCTAAACAAAATAAAGCTTTTAATAATATTGTTGCACAGTATAAAAAGGATTTAAGTAGTCCAAGCAAAACTAATATTGCAGATAGCGTAGCAATGTCATTTAGTGATAGAGCAGACAATGCAAGCACAGTTGTTAATATGGTGCGAGGCATGGGTACAAGTTTATATGGTTCCAATTATATGAGGTATGTAAACCCAGACTCTCGTGCATTATATGACGCATGGTCAAGAGAGCAAGCAGAAAAAATGCGAGCAACTGGAATGTTTCCAGGTTTGGATAGTAATGCATTAAAGGAGAGGGCAAAAGTTGATACGGATTTTGCTGGCAAAGAATCGTTTATGGAATATACTGCAAGATCATTTGGAGTTCCAACTGATACAAATAATATAACTATGGGAATGAGGAATAACTAATGGCAACATTTGAAGAATTTACAAGTCAATTTGGCAATAGAGATAGAATGAATAACCCCTCTAGTGTGTTCTCAAGATTTTTAGATGCTAATCCGCAAGCTACTTTTTTTGGTACATTGCCAGAAAATATGACGCAGGTGCAAAGACAAGCATCTGGTGATGTATATAATCAAGCTATACAAGATTATTACGGAGAACTTGGTAGAAGAATAAGACAGGGTCAAGCACCAACATTACAATTCCAAGAATATCTTAGAGATTTTCCATACACACAAAGATTTTCGCAAGCAACGCAAAGATCAAGAGATATGGCTAGGCAAAGAATATCACCGAGAACTAGAAGATTATTTTATGGCTAATGGTAACAAACAAATTTTTTGACACAACACCACCACCAGGAGACCCAGGTAGTACAGATCCCTCAGATAGACCATTTTTAAATTTTACTAGAAGGCAACAAACAGCAAATAGCACGTTGCCAATTATTCCAGATGCATTAGACACACCAATGGCAAACCAGTTTGGTGATGTTTACACGCCAGCACTACCTATGTCTCCAGAAACAGCACCCCCACCTGCTCCAACATTTGAGCCAGATGTAACTGCACAACAACAAGCATCTACATTTAAAGAAATAACAGATTACAAACAAATATTTAATCAAATTGATAGTATTGTGCAGGCAGAAAAACCTAATTTGCCACAAGAAAAATACATCAAGCTTAATGATATTGTTAATAAATACAGATCAAATAAAGGTTATGCAAGCATAGATCCATATGAAGCAGGAACTCTTGCAATGGATGAAATATATATAGAGTTAGATAGACCAAGACCTAGAAGAGTGCGTGATGAAAAAGCTAATGTAAGTTGGCGTGATACGTGGTCAAATTTATTGCAAGACAATATAACTAAACAAGAAAGATTTGGTAGTTTTGGTGGTGAGTTAGCTTTTAATGATTTTAAAAAAGAAGAAGGATTGCGTAATGCACCTAAAGCTATATTTGAAACATTAGCTGTAACAACTGGTTTAGGTGGTTTACGTCAAATAGGTGCTAGAACTTTTTTTAAAAGCAGGTTGCCTAACACTAAAAGTTTTTTACAAACTATTAGTCCTAAAAACTGGGCAAATTATAATACTCTTGGCACAGTTCTAAGATATGAAGCGGCAGAAGAAAGATTTTTAATTCCGTATGCAACAGGTTTATATCAAGGTCAGCGAATAGGTGTAGGTTGGACAGAAGCAGAAGAACTTGCGTTTGAAGAAGCTGTGCTTGCACATAGAGCTGAATTTGGTGATGGATTGTTTTCTAAGTTGTTACAACCATTTTTAGTAAATACTGCTAATTACCATTCTACGCAAAAAAGATTTTTAGAAGAACAAATAGAGGGTATGAAAATTTTAGGCGTAGATGTAGAACCAGGGGAAATGCTTGGTTTCTTTACAGGTATTGGTGTATTACCAAGTGTTGCAAGTGGTATAACAAAGCTAGGTTACAGAACATTAAAAGCAGGTGGTAGAAAACTAGAATCTAATTTATTACCAGACCTTGCTGGCAAAGCAATTACTTTTAGAGAAAATGCAAGAATAACTGCATTTAATGAAACATTGCAAAATCAAATTATTTTTGAAGCTGGTCAAAGATATTTAAATAATATTGTTAAAACTCTTGGACCAAAAGCTGTTGCAGATATTCCTAATCAATTAAGTAATGCACATAAAGCAGATGAAAGAATTATTTTTACACCACTAGAAGTAAAACAAAATATATTAGATCCGCAAATGCCTTTAAACAAGCCTGTGCTAGATCAAATAAATAGAATTTATGACGACATCCCAGATAATATGTCTGGTGTTGATTTGTTAGAATTTATGTCTAATCCTCACAGAAGAATGACTACAAATTATGCAAACACTATATATTGGAACACACATCAAAATGCAAAAAATGAGTTAATTGATAACGCAGGTAAAATTACTAAACCATTTTATAATTATGCAACTGAACCTACGTACAGACAAGCAATAGGTGAAACAGAAGAAATTAGAGCAACAGAAGAAGCGTTAAAAATATTTAATGCAAACAAAGCTCAGAGAAAAACTGCGGCACAAATATTAAATTTCTTTGGTTTGCAAACATCAGCAGACAAAGGTATGAAAGGCGTTGATGGTAATCAAGTAGAATTTAATTTAATACGTAACGAATTTGAATCTACAGCAGATGATATAAACAATAGAGAATTTTTTTCGTATGAGGAAGCAGATGCAGATTATCAATTAACTACTATACCTATAGTTAGCGATACATTTAATGCGTTAGATAGTATGCGAATAGCTTTAACTCCAGATGTTCCAAAAATACAAACACCAGAAGATAGTATTTCTATAAGTTTTCGTGATGTAGATGCAGTTAATGAAGGTATAGAAAGAATAGGAGAAATTCCTAACAAACAAATATATAACCAATGGTTTGATCAGTTTAATAAAATTATTAGCAAAAAAAACTTAGATATAAACAGAAAGAATACATTTGAAAATGCAATAAGATTAGTTGGTTTAGACGAAATTATAACTAAACCAAATTCACGTAGTAATTTTCAAACAATTTATGATCATGTAAGAATGAACATGGTTAAATACGAAGTTAGGATTAGCGATACTGCATTTATTAACAATGATGGTTTAGTTCAAATTAAAAATAGATTTGCAAAACCAATATTTGATGGCAAAGGTAATAAAGTATGGAAATCAAAAAATTATTGGATAACAGAAGTAAAAGAAAATGTTGGTGGAAAAATTGAATCACGTTTTGAAGTTACTGATACATCAGATCCTGGCAGAGCTACTGTAATTTCATCTGAAATGACAATTGATGATGCATTAAATTACGTAGATGAAATTTCAACTGTAAATATACCAAATATTCTTACTGGTGAATTTAGCTGGGTAGATGCTGTAACTAAAAACAGATTAAGAAGAAGCAGTTTTTATAATGAATTTAATATTTTAGGCAATAGAGGTATTCGTAATGATGAAAAAGTATTAAACCTAGTACACAATTACGAAGATTATGGTTTATACGATACTGTTGAACAATTAATTGAAAAATATCCTGACTTAAAAGTAAATGATTTGTTAGGAGATAGTCCTGAAGTAGTTTTTGAGGGTATGAGCAGTACAGATTATGCAAAACTACAAGGAGAAATAGCTAAATTTAAATTATTAAGTCATAGGCAATTAAGTTACGAACATCATTTTACTGGCGCAGACTCAAATGGTTTAGGTTGGGCAAGATTAAAAACAGTTACGCAACCTGACGGAACAGAAGCAATATCAGTTAGTGAAATTCAATCATGGAAATCATCAAGGTTTAATGTTGAAAAAGATAGAGTTCCATTATCTAAAATTGACGAATGGCAACAATTTGAAGGCATGATTGATACTTATAAATTGTTAAACGAAGAAAAAGGCAGAATTAGAGCAGAAAGTATGACGGAAGATCCAAGTCTTGCAAGGCAAAAAGAAACTGTAGCTTTAAACAGGATAAAAAAGTATCTAAAAGAAATGCACGATTTTGCAGAAAAAAATGATTTTTTAACAGAATACATTAAGCCTGAAGGCGATATAGAAGGTCAACCGATTGCACAACTACTAGGCAATCCTTGGAACGGAAAGACGTTAAAAGTTGCGCCTGGTACACCAAAATTTAATGAAAAACAATTTAATCAACTAATGGCTAGAATGATTCTTGAGTATGCACATAATACTGGTCATACAAGAATATTATTTGACGACAGTATTACAGCAGTAGGACCAAATCTAGGTCGTTCATTAGTATCTCC